GGTTTGAATGCAATGACCCAAGGTTTAAGGAGAGGAGAAATTGTAACTGTAACAGCAGGTAGTGGAGTAGGTAAGTCTCAAATGTGTAGAGAGATAGGCTACTCGTTGATGTTGCAAGGACTTAAACTAGGTTACTTAGCTCTAGAAGAGAACAATAAACGTACAGCTTTAGGATTTATAGGACTCTACTTAAATAAACCTATTCATCTACAGAATATAGAGAGTACAACTGAGGAATTAAAGGAAGGATTCGATAACATATTAGGTACAGGTAACTTATTTTTATATGATCATTGGGGTAGTGTTGAACCTGATCATCTCTTTAATAAGATTCGTTACTTAGTAAAAGGGATGGAATGTGATTGTATTATATTAGATCACATCAGTATTGTAATCTCAGGTCTAACAAGTGGAGGAGATGAGAGGAGAATGTTAGACTTTGTGATGACAAAACTTAGAAGTTTAGTTGAAGAATTACAATGTGCTCTGATCCTAGTCTCTCATTTACGGAGACCTAGTGGTGACAGAGGACATGAAGAAGGAGTACAGACTTCACTCAATCAGTTAAGAGGTACTCATGGAATAGCTCAACTGTCTGATATTGTAGTAGGTTGTGAGAGAAACCAACAGAGTGAGGATGCACCCAACCTTACCACAGTACGGATACTTAAAAACAGATGGACAGGAGAGACAGGTATTTGTAATTTACTAGAGTATTCAAGACAAACAGGAAGGATGACCGAACTTTCTCAGGATAATATATTTGAGGAAGAGAATAATGGAGAAGAAAACAAAGACTTTTAATAGGAAGGAAACAAAATGGAAGAGGTAGTTTTAGATATAGAAACAGATGGTCTGTTAGATACAGTAACCAAGGTACATTTGTTAGTGTACCGGAACCTGACTACTGGTGATTTAACAGTAGCAGATTCACATGAAACTATATTGATGGCATTGGAAGACCTGAAGGATAAAAAAATAGTTGGTCATAATATACTAGGCTTTGACTTGATAGTTTTGAGAGACCTCTATCAATTTTCAGTACCTATAGATCAGGTTGTTGATACTCTTATTCTAGCTCGGCTACTTTATCCTAACATAAGAGATAAAGATAGCGTAATAAAGAAGATGGAGGTTAAATTATGGGGTAGTCATTCATTGAAAGCATGGGGTGAGAGACTTGGTTCCTTCAAAGGAACTTACAATCAACAGGAAAATGCATTTGAGAAACTTACTCCTGAGATGAGAGACTATTGTATAAATGATGTTCATCTTACTGAAAGTTTGTATGAATATTTTCGTCCAGATATTCCTTCTAAGGAAGCAGTTGATTTGGAACATAGGATTGCATACATCTGTTTCAGACAGGAAGAGAGAGGGTTCTCTTTTGATGAGAAGAAAGGAGCAGAATTATATGTGGAGTTGGCAGAGAAAAGAGCTATACTAGCACAAAAATTAAGTGTGGTGTTTGGATCTTGGATCATAGATGAAGGGCCAAGGAAGAATGGAATATATAATAAGATTAAGATTGTAGATTTCAATCCTAATTCTCGTAAGCATATAGCTAAGAGACTACAAGAATTGAGAGGATGGACTCCTAGAGAGTTCACTCCATCAATGGAACCTAAGATTGATGAGAAGGTTCTGAATAAACTAGACTATCCTGAAGCTAAGTTGATGTCTAAATATTTTATGTTGAATAAACGGATAGCACAATTAGCAGAGGGTAACCAAGCATGGATGAAACTTTGTAAAAAAGGTAAGTTACATGGGAGAGTCAACACGATGGGAGCACAAACTTCACGCTGTTCTCACTCACACCCTAATATCGCTCAAGTTCCAAATACTCATGCACCCTATGGGTCAGTATGTAGGGAGTTGTTTAAGCCAGATACAGACATGGATCTATTGGGAATTGATGTATCTAGCCTGGAATTGCGTTGTCTTTCGCATTATCTGGCTAGGTATGATGGCGGTAGGTATGGCAAGTTACTACTTGAATCAGATATTCATACAGCCAATCAAAGATCTGCTGGTCTTGCCACTAGGGATCAAGCTAAGACTTTCATCTATGGTTTCCTCTATGGAGCAGGGAATGAAAAGATTGGTCAGATTGTTGGTAAAGGTAAAGCCGAAGGAGCAAGATTAAAGAAGGAATTTCTAAGTAAGATTCCTGCTCTGAAGGAACTACGAAATGCAGTACAGAAGAAAGCTAAGTCAGGATTTATAATGGGTTTGGATGGAAGGAAAGTACCAGTACGTTCCAACTATGCAGCACTCAATACATTACTTCAATCGGCAGGAGCTATCCTGTGTAAGAGATGGATAGTTGAGATGCATTCTCTACTTCAACAGGAATTTAAAGACGGAGAGGATTATGCACAGGTAGCTTTTGTTCATGATGAAGTACAACTCACAGTAAAGAGGGAGTATGGTAATAGAATCGGAGAACTTGGAATCAAAGCAATTGCAATCGCAGGAGAAAAGTACAATTTTAGAATTCCCCTCACAGGAGAATTCAAAACAGGTTCAAATTGGGCAACCACACATTGAAGCCACTACATTTGGTATGGCAGGGGAAGAAATAGTAAGGTATCTTTTACACATGTGGAACTATTCCATGTTTGTTCCTTTAGATCCTTCATCACCATTTGATTTAGTTGTTAAGAATAATACGCAATGGATTACCATACAAATAAAACACTCAAGAAGTTCTTGTATACCTTTGACAAGAGAAGGAAAATCTAATGGGTTAAGAGTAAAAAGAGGATATAAGAAAGGGGATTTTGATTACTTATTTGCATGTCGATTTCCTTATATTTATATTGTACCTTGGACACATTTAAAAAAGGTATCAAGCTTCAGCTTTAGTAAGTATGAAGATTATCGTCATGATTTGACGGATGAAAAAACCTATGTAAATAAAGTAATCTTAGAAAAAGGAAGGAAAAGATGAGAGAATTATTAATTGATGCAGACATATTTGTATATAAAGCTACTAGACTTTCCGAGAGGGAGATCAATTGGGAAGGTGATTCGTGGACTTTGCATTCAGACATGGCAGAAGTTAAGACTATAATCGATGATCAACTTTGGAAGGTAATAGAGAAGACTAAGGTAGGTTCCGTACTTCCTAAAGTGACTCTATGTTTTAGTGATAGAAAAAATTATAGGAAGGTAGTTAATCCTGATTACAAAAGTAACAGGAAGGGTGGTAGAAAACCTATGTGTTTCTCTACTGCAATTGATTATTGTAAGAGTGAATATAATTGTGTCTCTTATGATTGGTTGGAAGCAGATGATGTGTTAGGAATAATGTCAACTGAACCTTCAAAAGAATCAACCATAATAGTTAGTGAGGATAAAGATCTTCTAACAATTCCAGGTTTGCATTGGGATTTTAAAGAGGAGAAGATTTTTAAGTGGTCAAAAGATCAAGCTGATTACCAGTTTTTCTATCAAGTTTTAGTAGGAGATACAGTTGATAACTATAAAGGATGTCAAGGTATAGGCCCAGTATCTGCTGAAAAAATATTGAGAGAGAATATAGGTTCGGTTTCAGATATGTGGAAGGTTGTGTTAGAGGCATTTTTAAAATCAGGACAAGGTGAGGAAGAAGCAATTATAAATGCTAGGATGGCTAGAATTTTAAGGGCCGGTGAGTTTGATACTGATACAAATATAATTACATTATGGACACCTAAAGGTAAGGCTCAAACATTCGATGCTAGTCCTATAAAAGAAAAGGTAGTAGTTAATGAACCTAATCTATGGAGAAAACCTTGAGTAATTATGATATGGATCAGATTGAGAGAGAGCAATCTCAGAAACAGAAAGAACAATGGAGAGACTACGTTGAAGATAGTTTGAAACATCCATTAGATAGTAGACACAGTTCAAATGTAGTACAAGATCATATTGAAACTGAAAATAAAAAGATGACACTTGATCCAGTAGGGTATGAGTTATATAATTCTCCTGAAAACACACTTCCTCTAGGTAATAAGGATAAGGTTAATGATCAGGAAAATATTAAAAAGTTACAGCGACCTTTGGAAAAGGAAGAGGTAACTAAGCCTAAACATTACAATGAAAGGAAGATGGAACCATTGGATTATATAATAGCAAATGAACTGGATTTCTTGGAAGGAAATATAATAAAATATATTACACGCTACACATACAAGGGTGGAGTAAATGATTTATTAAAAGCTAGAACTTATTTAGAAAAAATAATAGAAAGGGAAAGAGATGGACGATAAGTATTTACCTACTCAGTATCAACAATACATTCACTTGTCTAGGTACTCACGTTGGGACTACGACAAGGGAAGAAGAGAAACTTGGGAAGAGACAGTTAGTAGATATTTTAATTTTTTCAAGGAACATCTAGAAGAGAGGTGTGATTATAAAGTTTCATCCACAACATTAAAAGAACTAAAGAATGCAGTACTTTCCCTGCAAATTATGCCGTCAATGAGATGTCTAATGACCGCAGGGCCAGCGTTGAAGAAGGAGAACGTAGCAGGATACAACTGTGCCTATCTTCATATTGATTCACCACGTTCATTCGATGAGATACTATATGTGTTGATGAATGGTACAGGTGTAGGGTTTAGTGTCGAAGCTAGACACATAGATAAATTACCTATAGTTCCTTATGAACTGCATCCTACTGATACAGTTATACAAGTTAGAGATAGTAAGTTAGGATGGGCTAAAGCATACAGGGAATTAATAAGTCTTCTGTATGTAGGTGTGATTCCTGAGTGGGATTTGCAGAAGATTAGACCTGCAGGATCACCACTTAAAACCTTTGGTGGTAGGGCAAGTGGGCCTGAACCTTTGGATGCCTTGTTCAAATTCACAGTTGAGAGTTTTCATGATGCCAAAGGTAGGAGATTAAAACCTATTGAATGTCATGACATCATAACTAAGATAGCAGAGATAGTAGTAGTAGGTGGAGTAAGAAGGAGTGCATTGATTAGTCTCTCAGATTTAGGTGATGATCAAATGAGAACTGCTAAGTCAGGTAGATGGTGGGAAGAAAATCCACAGAGAGCACTAGCAAACAACTCTACTAACTATCATACTAAACCTGATGTAGGAACTTTCCTAAGAGAGTGGACTGCACTCTATGAATCCAAAAGTGGGGAGAGGGGAATCTTTTCTTCCTTCAATGCTAATAAAAAATGTCTTGAATTAAATGGTAGGAGAGAAGAAAGGGAGGACTTCGGCACTAACCCTTGCTCAGAGATAATATTGCGGTCACGAGAGTTCTGTAACCTCTCAGAGGTAATTGTACGTTCCGGTGATAAAATTGAAGATTTAAAAAGGAAAGTTAAATTAGCTACCATTCTAGGTACATGGCAGAGTACACTCACCCACTTTAGATACCTTAGTGGTGATTGGAAAGTAAATTGTGAGGAGGAGAGACTACTTGGTGTGTCCTTAACTGGTATAATGGATAACTTTCTATTAAATAAATTATCAACTGATCTTCCTATAATTCTGGATGACATGAAGAAGGATTGTATCAAGGTAAATAAAGAGTGGAGTAAAAAATTAAGTATCAATCCTGCTAGTGCAATCACATGTGTCAAACCTTCAGGTACAGTATCTCAGTTAGTGGATTCTGCAAGTGGAATTCATGCTAGACATGCTCCTTATTATATTAGGACAGTTAGATCTGACTTAGGTGATCCTATATGTAAGTACATGATAGATGAAGGAGTACCTACTGAACCTGATGTTACTAATCCTAGTAATGTTACAGTATTTTCGTTTCCTATTAAGTCACCATCTAAATCATTGATACGGAACTCACTATCTGCAATAGAACAATTACAATTATGGTTAGTATATGCAAAATCCTGGTGTGAACATAAACCATCCTGTACAATCTCAGTCAAGGAGAGTGAGTGGCCTGAAGTTGGAGCTTTTGTATTTGATAATTTCTATTCTATATCTGGTATCAGCTTTCTTCCCTATTCTGATCATGTCTATAAGCAAGCACCTTATCAAGAGTGTACAGAAAAAGAATATAAAGAACTAATCAAAACAATACCTACCTTAAACTGGTCAAAACTTTCTGAATATGAAAGTATAGATCATACTACTTCCTCACAAGAGCTATCATGTACAGGTAACACCTGTGAAATTCCTTAAAAACAACCTTTATAGAGAAATATTTTAATATGTTACACGGAAAACTAGGTGAACATGGTATATCTGAAGAACTTATAGCATGGTTAGATGAGGTACTACCAAATAAACTCCCTCCTTTTAGCTGTGGTATAGAAGAGTTACGTTATCTCCAAGGACAACAGAAAGTAGTTGACTTAATCAAAACTACTTACGATGTTAGTACACAGACTGAAGATTTTTCTGGTGATTCAATACAAATTTTAACTAAAGTAAAATAAATGAGTTGGTTTTCTGATCATGTTTATGATGCTGGTTATTTTGCAGATGATGCAAAAGATTTATCAGCAGATGTTATTGGAGGAGTAACAAAGACAGTTACTTTTGGCTACTGGGATTTTGAATGGGAGGATTTAGAAGGTAATATTTATAACTCTTCTTTAGGTCAAGGTCTATATGCATTCGGTGATTTTATGAATAGGGACTTACCTAATTTTATAAAATTTCCTGCCGATAGTCTGTCTCCAAACGAAGAAGGAGATGGAACTTTCAATAGATGGAGACAGCAATGGAGACAGCAATGGGGAGATTGGAAAGAAAAAGCTATGGAGATGGCTCCTGGTGGCATACCTGATATGAATATGGAGTATGAAGAAGAAGTAACACCACCATCAGTAAAAGGGCCAGGAAAAATGCGAGGTAGAGATCCAGAAATGGCATTTAATGAAGGTGTAAAAGGCTATGGTAGAAGCTCCCTTAAAATAGGAAAAGGTGGTAGTGGAGGAGGCTCAAAAATTGGTGGAAAATTTAACAGTTATAGAACTGGTAGATATTCTATGCCAGACTAAGGATATTAAAAGGAAGGGAACAAAATGGAACTTGATAAAAATTTAGTAGAAGTTATTTCTAATGTAATGGCTATACCAGTTGAAGAAATTACACCAGATAAAGATGTGTTAGACGATCTGGGAATGGATTCGATGGACTTGATTGATGTGATAAATCAGACGGATGAATTCACAGGACTAAACGATATGGAGATAAATGATTTTAGTGAATGCAGAACTGTTCAAGACTTTTCAGATAGGTTCACAGAGTTGTTGGCAGAATCAGTCCCTCAAGGCTGACGAACTTCTGAAATTCTTTAGAGAAGAGTCTACTGAAAAAGTAATTCCTACCTTACCCGAAGATCTGGCTATTAATTTCTATGAAAAAAACTTTTTAGATACTAATCAATATGTATGTCTAGGACAAGGTGATAACATAGAAATATTTATGAGTTGGTTATGGGTTGATACAAAGGAAGATGGTTTAAAGTCAAGAGGAAGTTGGGATATTCCTAAACAAAATTTTAAATCTAATAATATTTATGTAACTCCTGTTTGTATTAGTAGGAAATACAGAAATAAAGATAGTTGGGAACGCTTAAAGTATTATAAAGATTTGTTACCCAAACATAAAAAATTCTTTTCTAATAGAACAAGAGAATAACATGAAAATTTATACTGAAATTAATTATGAGTTTAAAGATGGTGAACTCATAGAAATAGATTCTAAGTTTTTTAATTATACAGGTGAGTTACTCTTGTGTAATGGCGGTGGTGGCCCTCCTCCACCTCCTCCTCCACCTCCTCCTCCACCTCCTCCAGAAGCAGAAGGTTCAGGTGAGAATGAACTTGGTGAGGATGATCCTGGTTATGTTGCAGGTAAAGGGTTTGCTCAGAGAGTAGAAGGATATGATCCATATTTACAAGCTCAAACGAGAACACAAGGAGTTCAAGGTCAGTTTTCTAGAAAATCATTAAGAGTTGAGAGACCATCATAATGGAAAGTGTTAATGTAAATACAGAACACCAAGAGAAGATCGGATATGCTCACGGAATATACACCACTCTCTCAGGTGATCGTTCCTCTTTTCTTGATAGGGCAAGAACTGCCTCCCAAATTACCATCCCTTCCTTACTACCTGAACAAGGACACTCAGGTTCAAGTATCCTACCTACTCCTTACCAATCCATAGGTGCAGAAGGTGTAAATAATTTAGCCAGTAAATTACTTCTTTCACTTCTCCCTCCCAATGCCCCATTCTTCCGTCTTATTATAAATGATACAGAATTAGAAGCTCTAGTAGCTGGTCAAAAAGGTGAAGTGGAAGAGACATTGGCAAAGATAGAAAGAATGGTAACGCAAGAGATTGAAATTCGTGCATTGCGTGTACCTATTTCAGAAGCCCTAAAACAATTGTTGATTGCAGGGAATGTTTTACTATATCTTCCTCCTACAGAACAGATGAGGGTTTTCAGGTTGGATAGATATGTAGTCAAACGAGATTCAATGGGAAATGTTTTAAAGATTGTTATAAAAGAATCTCTTTCTCCATTATCTCTACCTGAGAATGCTAAGAAATTATTACCTGAAGTACAGGAAGATGAATTACCTATGGGTAATGTTGATCTTTATACCTGTGTTACATGGACAGGTAAAAATTGGACAATCCTTCAGGAACTAGGAGGTGAAGTTGTACCTGGAAGTCAAGGTTCATATCCTAAAAATAAAAGTCCTTTTCTAGCTCTACGTTTCACACATATAGATGGTGAAGATTATGGTAGAGGATTTGTAGAGGAATATATTGGTGATCTAAAATCATTAGAGACCTTGACTAAAGCTATAGTAGAAGGTAGTGCTGCTGCAGCAAAAGTTCTATTTCTAGTTAGACCTAATGGTACTACCAGAATTAAAACTTTAGCTGACTCACCTAATGGTGCAATAGTAAGTGGAGATAATAATGATGTATCCACTTTACAACTTCAGAAATCGGCAGACTTTCGTGTTGCCCAAGAAACAATACGATCTTTATCGGAGCGTCTGTCTCGTGTATTTCTCATGAATTCTTCTGTCAGGAGAGATGCGGAAAGAGTAACAGCAGAAGAAATAAGAATTGCATACCAAGAATTAGAGATAGCTCTAGGTGGAATTTATTCTATTTTATCTCAAGAATTTCAATTGCCCTTGGTACAACTTCTCATGAACAAAATGCAGAAAGAGAAAAAATTACCTAAGTTTCCTGACGAATCTTTAAAACCTCTAATTGTCACAGGTGTTGAGGCACTTGGACGAGGGCAAGACTTAAATGAATTAGCAGGTTTCTTACAACATTTATCACCTCTTGGGCCTGAGACAGCCACAAGAGAATTGAATGTTAATGAGTATATATCTCGACTAGCGGCTTCCCTCGGAATTGATACCGATGGGCTTTTGAAAACTGATGAACAGAAACAACAGGAACAACAAGCAATGCAACAACAGCAAGAGCAGATGCAGGAACAGCAACTAATGGGTAAAGTAATAGGTGATGTAGCTCCTGAAATGGCTAAAAATGAAATGCAACAACAATAATAATAATAGGAAGGTACAATATGGCAGATACAAAAGTAGTAGAAACATTTGAAGCGGAAGCTCCTGAAAGTCAGGAACATGTACAGGCGATGATTGATAAGGCTGAGAGAGTTCAGAGTGTTCCTAGAGAGGATGGTAAACCTAAGTGGTTACCTGATAAATTTGAAAGTCCAGAAGATATGGCAGAAGCGTATACCCAACTGGAACAGAAGTTATCTTCTTCTTCTCAGGACACTCAACAGAAGGTAAAGAAAGAGATAAAGACTGAAGAAGAACCTGCTCCAATAGCTTCCCAAGAACAAGTAAGTGAAGCTCTTTCCAAGCAAGGTATAGATTTTGAAAAGTATGCTCGTGAGTATGGAGAAGAAGGAGCATTAAGTGAAACATCTTATAAAGAACTTGCAGATAAAGGGATGACACAGGATGTTGTTAATACATGGATAACAGGACAACAAGCTATTGCAGATAAAACTATTGATCAAGCTCATGAGGCAGTAGGTGGAACTGAAGAATATAATGCCCTTGTAAAATGGGCAAGTACTTCATTAAATGATAAAGAAATAAATTCTTTCAATCGTGCTATAGAAAATCCAAATGCAGATGATGTAGTATTTGCGATTAAATCTTTACATGCAAGACGAACAATGGAAGAAGGACACACACCAACACTTTTGCAGGGTGATACAGGTGGAACAGGAGTAGATTCCTTTAAGTCAGTAGCTCAACTGACCAAAGCTATGAATGATCCACGATATAGTAAAGATCCTGCCTACAGGGATGAAGTGACAGCTAAATTGTCACAGTCATCCATTATGTAACACTCCCAAAAATACTACGACAAAGTAAATTTTAGCCCATTGCGATGGATAACTTTGATTGAAAAGTACTGTGGTTATAAACGGAGATTTTTATAATCAAATTGCTGGCGATTTAGTTCAGCTTTAACTTTAATCAAAGGAACAAAATGGCACTTACAGGAGCCTCTAATGCTTTGGACGCTGCGGCACAACGTAGTGGACAAACAAATGAAGCCGGTGACGTAAGGAATTTATATTTAAAACTTTACGCTGGTGAAGTCATGTCTGCTTTTCAGACGAAAAACATCATGATGAACTACTGCCGAGTGCGGTCAATTAGTAA